TTATTGCAAGAGAGATTAACATTGCAAGCAATTCATCTTCTGATATTGACCTAGAAATCAAGAAGTTAGAGTTAGAAAAACTCAGAAAAGAAGTTAAGCCAGAAGCAGTCCGAGCGCCAGACGAAGATTACAAGTTGCCATTAACTCCAGACGAGGAAATTCCAGATGAACCAATCCTCTAATCCGAACGATGGGGCGGTGAACCTTACTACTAAGCAATCCAATATCTATTTGTGGGGATGGCAGCCAAAGGCGCGTTTCCGTGATGCTGTATGTGGTCGTCGCTTTGGTAAAACCTTCTTAGCAAAGGCTGAAATGCGCAGAGCTGCACGATTAGCAGCAAAGTGGAATGTATCTGTTGAAGACGAAATATGGTATGGAGCACCAACATTCAAGCAGGCTAAGCGTGTCTTCTGGAAGCGACTTAAACAAGCTATCCCTCCATCATGGCGTGCAGGCAAGCCAAACGAAACAGAACTAAGCATTACACTAAAAAGTGGTCATGTGATACGTGTCGTTGGCTTAGATAACTATGATGACCTTCGCGGATCAGGTATATTTTTCCTAATCATTGATGAGTGGGCGGATTGTAAGTGGGCTGCATGGGAGGAAGTTCTAAGACCAATGCTATCTACGTGCAAATACGTTGTAAATGGCGTACAACGTGTTGGTGGTCATGTCCTTAGGATTGGAACACCAAAAGGCTATAACCATTGCTATGAGACTTGGATGGATGGACAGGAAGGTCGAGAGCCTGATTGCAAGTCGTGGTCATATACTTCATTGCAAGGCGGCAATATTCCAGAGTCTGAGATTATTGTCGCTAAACGAAAGATGGACTTAAAGACGTTTCAGCAAGAATATGAAGCGAGCTTCGAAAGCTATCAAGGTGTTATCTATTATTGCTTTAATCGCCAGTCAAACGCATCAACTGAGACAGCGAAGGCAAACGATGTGCTTCATATTGGCATGGACTTTAACGTAACCAAGATGAGTGCCGTTGTTTATGTGCGTCGTGGGGACCACATGCACGCAGTAGATGAGTTTCACAGCTTATTCGATACCCCTGCAATGATTGAAGCTATTCAAGCTAGGTATCCTGAGCATTCAATATCGGTCTATCCAGATGCGTCAGGTGATAATCGAAAGTCAAGCAATGCAAGTGTTACAGATATTACAATGCTTCGTAAAGCAGGCTTTAAAATACACGTTAACGCAAGTAATCCTGCTGTTAGGGATCGGATCAACTCAACCAATGCAATGTTCATGAATACTCTTGGTGAGCGCAGATTGTTCGTCAATTATGACAAGTGCCCTCAATTCACGAAATGTTTAGAACGACATATCTATGATGACAACGGACAGCCTGATAAAAAGGCAGGATTCGACCATATGAATGACGCTGGATCGTATCCAATTGCTTATTTATTCCCCATCCGTCGCCCTATTTCTTCAAAAACTTCGCTTTCTATGCGGAATTAGGTTGACAATGGAATTGTTTAATTATATATTTAGGTTGTTGATTGAACCAGTAGTGTATTACAGAACTGGTGTTGCAAAATTCGCAAGTTGCCGATCAATACAAAATATTCACGATGGCAAACCAACATGATTGGGTAACGTGATGAGAAAGGGAAAATTGAAATGCCTAACCCTTATCCCCTAGATACAGTGCGGTATTAGCGCATAGACAAAATGCAAAGTGTATCAGTGAAGTCTGACAGCTTGGAAAGACAGGCAATTTTAGAGAGTGAATAGAAGCAGAGAGAAAAATTAAAAGTAGTTCGAAATGCTTTTAATATAATCATCAAAGTGGGTTTAGCTCAGTTGGTTAGAGCTGTCGCTCGGGCGATGTATTGCATTGGTTCAAGTCCAATAACCACAAGTTCACTCTACTAAAGTTAAATCATGGAAAGTAAAACAGCTAGGTGCTGTACCTGTTTGCTAAACAGTTGGTGTTTTACCGCATGTGTTTCGATTACACTGCTTTCCGCAATTTTATTGCCGTGTAGCTCAGTTGGTAGAGCAGTGGATTGTTACTCCATTGGTCGTAGGTTCGAAACCTACTTCGGCAGCCATATTTAGATAGCCCCATCATTTACGTGTTGGGGCTTTTTTATTGCTATAATCATTAAAACATAATGAGATTAATGTCATGGCAGTAGATTCAAAGCATCCGCTATATGTGGATAACCTGTACAGATGGAAATTGGTTAATGATGTGTGTGATGGCAGCCAGTCGATTAAAAATATGGGCGTGCAGTACCTACCTGTTGTGAATGCGTGTGCTACTGACGCGGAAAACATTGCATACAACGACTCATACCGTCAACGTGCCGTGTTCTTTGAAGTCACGAAGGATACGCTACAAAGTCATGTTGGTTTAGCATTCAGTGAAGATCCGACATTCGATCCTGATGGATTAGATTTCTTAAAAAACAATGCTGACGGTAACGGCAAATCAATCTATCAGTTGAATCAATTGGCACTTGAAGGTTTATTGCGTCAAGGTCGTGGTGGATTCTTTGTAGACTTTCCTGTTGTCACTGGCACAATGTCTCAAGCTGAAATTGAACGACTCAATATCCGTCCGTCTATTGTCTACTACCCATCATTAAACATCATCAATTGGGACAAGCGTAAAGTCGGTGGTGTATATAAAAACTCATTAATCGTACTGCATGAAGTTGCTGAAAAACGAGATGAGCAAGACGAGTTCCAATTCAAAAAATTCAATCGCTATCGTGTGCTCCGACTTGAAGAAAACAATGTCTACTCAATTCAGGTTTATTCTGATGAGTCTGGATCAATCGTATCGGACGAAAAAGTATTTCCGAAAAAGAAAGGCGGTGCATTCTTTGATGAGATTCCATTCATTCCGCTGGGTTCACAGGTAAACGATTTTTCAATTGATAGTATTCCTCTTGAGTCATTAGCTTTGATGAACCTTGCACATTACAGAAACAGTGCAGAATACGAAAATAGCGTATTCATTTGTGGGCAGATTCAGCCTGTAATTTCAGGATTAAGCGAGGAATGGCGCGACCATCTAGAAAAGTCAGGTATTAAATTAGGCTCATTCAGTCCTTTGACATTGCCTGATGGTGGCTCATTCCAGTTCGCACAAGCTGAATCAAACATGGTCGCACGCGAAGCCATGAAAGATAAGTTTGACTACATGCAAGCATTGGGCGCAAAAGTACTAGATAAAACCACAGCAAATAAGACAGCTACACAGGTGAATGAAGAAGCAGCTACACAGCATAGCGTTCTATCATTGTGCGTATCGAATCTAAACGAAGCATCTGAATACTACTTGAAATGGTGTGCAGAGTTCGAAGGGTGCGGATTTGATGCCAAGTTCAGTATTAAACAGGACTTTGCGCGTGGTGAAATTGGATTAGACGAACTCAAATTCTATTATGAATTGGTTGTTAGTGGTGACTTATCTAAGCAAACATTCCATGAAATCCGAACAACTGGCAAGGTTCCTGAAATTGACCGTGAAGAAGAACAGGCACGGATTGATTCAGAAGGTGGAATTAGCTAAATATAAGTTGCAATATATATTTAATTATTTATACTAATAGTTAAGTCATCTATGTTGGTGGCTTAACTTAAAGGTGTGTGCCATGAATAAACCAAATCAAGCAATAAGTAATTGTAAAAACTGTGGAAATTGTAAGAAGAAAGAAAAAGAGCAGCTTCCAGTCAAGCAATGTCAGCACGAATGGAATGAAACCACAAGCAATGGAGATGCTTATAGGTTCTTTGTTTGTAAGCATTGTGATAGCACACAAAATTATGTGCCTTTTGAGACTGATAACTGCACTGACATTAAAAACCACATTAGCCAAAATACAAAGGTGATTGAGAGATGAGTGATTTCGAAAAGGTGCTAGACGAATACAAAGAGCAAACAAAGCCCATGTGTGAGGCTTTAGGCTGTATTGAGTTGCTAGATGATTTCCTTGTTGATATAGAGCTGTCCAGAGCTCAATACCATCATTTTTATCAAGCAGGCCAACAATCCCAACAAGCAAAGATTGATGAGCTTGCGAAAGAATTAAGCACAACCAAACAAGTTTTGCATAATGTCATTGATATGGAGCGAGCAAAGAAAATTGAACTTGAGAAAAAAATTAATGCCAATAAAGAGAAAATATCTTATGCGCTTAAACATAATGGTCGCTGCAATGAAACAACTATTCGTGTATTAGAGGGGATTTTAAATGACCAATCCAATTGAACAACTTGGCGGGTATGATGAGGCTAAAGCATTTCTTAATGCTGCGTCTTACACAGTGGATGAGCTGATCATGATGCAGAGATCTGGACTTCGACCTCAGCATGTGGAGAAAGCCCTCATCGAACACCGCAGACAGCATAATATTTATGAGGAAGGCGACTGGATTATTTATGATGATGATCTAATGGTTTTTGCTATGTGGTCTAAACATCATAATGAGTATGCTTATATTGGATACGCTAATGCTGATGATGGTGCTCTTGAGCACAGATCTGCATTCCGTCATGCTACTGATGAAGAAATAGCACAAGGATATCGGGATGAATAGTGAATTTGCTTTAGGATTTCTGTTTGGGTTCGCAGTGTCTTGCTTGATATTTTCTTTTACTGGAATCAAAAGCATATTTTAAATATTTGGATATATATCTATGATAG